AAGCTTTGCTCCCTTAATCCAGAAAATGTAGCGTGGGGTTGCTTTATTTTCAAAGTACTCAAGGTTAAATCTAGATGCAAATTCTGTACCTGCCATTGCATTTTTTGCTGCAACGATTGGAGGAATTCCGTAATAAGTATTAGTTGGTGTATATGACTTTAAGTGAATAATTTCATTTGGACGAGCATCAGCACCAATAGGATTTGGTTGAGATAGGTCTTGAAAGTTTCTGAAGAATACTGCTTTGCCATTTACGATCTGGACAAATCCATCACGAAGTCTACGAATACGAACAGTTGCTGCAGGAATATGACCAATATAGCCAATCTCTCCTGTTACCTTGCGACCAATTTCTAAGTATCCATTACCAGTTGCTTCTTTATCAATGTATGCCTTTACAAGAGTTGCAGTAAATGTGTCTTCATCATTTCTTGATTCTAGCCACTCTTCAATTTCAAGCTTAGTTCTATCAAGCTTTCGTCTTTTTCTAGAAAGCTGATCCTTGTCTGTTGTTTCTTCAAGCATCTGCAAAACTTGTAGTGTTGGCTCTAGATTATAACCAAGACCAACAATGTTTGCAACCTTAGCATTAATTGCAGCAAAATTTGCTGCTGAAACTTCATAAATTCTAGAAAGAGAAATTAGATTGTACGGTGGTTCTACAACATCAAAAAGACCATAGCCATACTTATCTGGGACTAGTTGCTTTGATTCTGAATCATCACCATTTAGAGAGTTTTGATCAGCTTTTTCAAGCTTTCTCTTAGAGTTTCTCTTAAAATTATGACCCAATCCAGCAAGTTTCATTAAGTCGTTTGGGTTTTTTGCAAAATCATCTACTTCATTGTTTCCAATTAAAGAGTTAGACTTAGCAACACTATCCATTCCGATATCTCTACCGTTAATTTCATGCATTTCTTGCATTGTGGAACACCTCTCTCCAGTTATCTGTATCACCATAAGGTGTTAGTCCTTCAGCCATTCTATCAATGTCTTCTCTGGACTGTGTTTCAGATGCTCTACCAACACCTGGCATAAATACTGCTTTTCCTTCTGGCTTTCCCCAGTATGCAGCAGCATCTGCTAACTGTTTCATCTTTGTAATATCATATTTGCGAGCAGGAACATTTAAAGTATTACCCTGATCATCTTGAAAGTGAGTTCCGTTTGGTAACTCCCACACATAAATTCCATATTCTGCACTACTTTGTACAGCTTGTACTTTGTTTTTAGGTTTTGACATACCACAATGATACCATTTTTTAGATCTTATGGCTATTGTTTATCAAAAATTAATCTGAATTAACCAAGTCTGTTTCTTTATATGAAACTACCTTATTTGTCATAAACACCTGAGCGTAAGTTCCATCTGACTGTTTTTGTAAAAATTCTTTTCCATTTTCATCACCATATTCAACATAAATTAAATCTCCAGTTGCTATGTCTGCTGCTTCTAGAGATGTGTTTGCTGTAAAAGTAGCAACTCCATTAGAAAATCCAACTGAGTACACGCCTCTGTCTGGTGCTGATGTTTGATTTGCCAACAGTACTGTAACTGGGGAGGCAAGGGTTGGAGTGCTAACACTATCAATTTCAATTAGGTCTATATCATTAGAATAATTTATTGCATTTGCAGCTAGAGTATAGTTTTCTGTAGCTGCCAACGATACTGTAGCTTTGATTGAATTTTGATTTGGAAGCAACTCATATTCTACATTGTCATGTCTTACTTCTTTATCATAAAAATTAATATTAAGAACGCTAGAATCTTTCACTGGCTCTGAATAAGAAGAGTAAAATAAATTATAATACTTTAATGCTTGATCTGACGATAGCTTAGATTCAAGTAGACATAGGTTGTCTATATAGAATGTTCCTGTTGTTGATGAGGAATTACCTATTTCAATTGGTGTGCCAGTAATAGTATTAATTGGGATTGGAATGTCTAAAACAATAGTGTAGTGATTCCATTCATTAGTTTCTGCATTTGTTGTTGCTAATCCATTTACATAAACCGTACCAGTAATTCCACTACCTGCAATTGCTACTGTCCCAGAAGTCTGTCTAATTATTACTGGATTTGAGTAAATAAACCTACACTGAGAGGTAGTTGTTGGTTTTGCTGTAAACATAATAGTACTAATACCTTCAGTTGATTCTGTGCCAATTGCTTTTGCTGAATAATTTATTGTTCCATATTGATCACCAATTTTTAACCCACTCGTGTTTCCATAGTACATAGATGGTGTTTTCTTTACTTCTGGTAGATACAAATCTTTTCCAGACTTAGGTGTTATAGTTATATTCTGGCTACCGATATCCGATCTCATCTCAACAGATGAGTTTGTTGAATTAAATACATTAAGATTAAAATATTGTAAAACTGGAGGATATAGTTCATAGTCATCTGACTCCATAGTTATGTCAAATCTAACTACATAATCAGTAATTGCTTGACCAACAAGACCCTTTATAGGATCTCCATTTAAAATTTCTTGAGCTGCTAAAAGTTCTGATGTTTGATTATAAACAGTTGCCTCTACCTTAACGAAACTATCTCCATCAACCTCACCATATCCCAAATCTATTCTGTGTGGTAACACGTTTGTAGTTCCTAAAAAGTTTGTTCCAAGGTAGAACTTAGCCTTACCCTTTGTATATCTAAGTAATCTTTTTTCTTTGCTTGGAGATATTTTGTAGTTATAGTCATAGTTTTCTAATTCAGTAAAGCTACCTGGAACAGATGATGCATCTTTTAAGGCACCAATTAAGTTTAATTTTCCAGTAAATCTATTTGTCTCTGTTTCGGTTGATGGTAGAATTTCTGTATTTGCAAATGGACTAATGCTTTCTCCTCCAAATGATATGTTTGAAGACATTAATGGTAACTCTAGGCTTGTATTGGACTCTGTATATTGATTTGATGGGGTGTATAAAAATAAACTTAAAATGTTATTTGATTCATAAAACCCTAAATAAACTTTTCCAGTTATTTGTGTGGTAGTTGATAAAAGTGCAATATCATCTTTTTTAGTTCCATTTACATATTCTGTTGAGTAATAAATCCTATAGCTTGATCCAATCTTTTCAGCATATACAGACAAACCAGCATTCGTTGCTGAATCTATTTTAAATAGCAACTGTTTTGTTGTCCATGTAGCCCCTGTAAAATCAAGTTTACATACCATACCATTTGGAAAAGAACTAACCTTATCTGCAATATATAATGAGGTTCCATGTGGAAAAGATATTTCTCCATCATTTGCTCCATACATTGTTTCATAGCTAACATCTGAAAAGGTAACATGTTCTATTGTTGAGTAATTATTTGTTGTTAGATATCCGTCTTTTTGAATTTCTAAAGTATTGTTTTCAATAACTAAATTATTTATCCAGGATGATTGACTGTTGTACGACAAAGAATAAAACTTAGAAGTATTTTCCATGTGCATTGAATACATTGTTCCAGCTTTTGCTGATATTGCAAACTTAGAAATATCATACCCAACACCATAAATAAAGTGTCTTTTGGCTATTGTAGAACTAAAAGGATAACTATAAATTGCAATACTGTCTACATAAATTCCTAAAGATTGGCTTCCAAAAAAATCAAAGTACTCATCAGCAGAATTATAGGTTTTTGTAAAATATCTTAAATTTGATATTGGAACTGAAGACTGAACACCATTTACAAAAAGACTAATACCTCTTGGTGTGTATGTCATTGCAATATGAAGTGGCTTATTAAAAGTATCTACTGGTAAAGATGTGGCTATTGTATCTTGATCTCCTACCCTAAAAATTAAGTAGTTGTCTTTAATGTACAAACCAGTAGCACTATTTGGTTTTCTAAGAATTACTGTTTCAGCTTTTATAGAGTTTGTTATTTTAAGCCAAAATTCTAGAGTTGAAGCATACTGCCTATTTGCAGAAGACATCTTATCTAAGGATGGAATCCTAAGAGAGGGTACATTGTTTCCTATTAACTTTATACACTGTCCACCACCATATACAAGAGGAACCTTAATTCTTTTTACATTAGCACCACTAGAACCTAAATAGGTTCCATTATAGGAATCTCCTAATAGAAATCCATCATTTTGTGCAGAGGTTCCACTAGCTTCACTTAAACTCCATACGGATACGGGTGAATCTTGTAAAATTAAATCAGTATAAGACATAGGGACCTCTTATACATTATACAGCTTTAGTGGTACCAAAATCACTTATATCGCAAGCTCCAGCAACACATGCTAGATCTTGAACACTTGTTGTTGCATCAAAGGTCTCATAAATCTCTAACCATTTCCAGTCAAGGTCTGCAGGAGTTTCTGATAAAAGAATCTCATACTCTCCCTTTGTGATTTCTTGATAAGGAGCCTGTTGATAAGTATGCTCTGAATAAGGTAAGAAAGATACACCTGACATTTCATCAATGTGTTCATATACCCAAGCACCTACTGCCATCCATTCATTCTCTTTTACAGATACTGTAATAGAAGGCTTGTGTTCTGCCCAATGACGTTGGTAGGTAAGCCAGATATCTAAGTGCTGTACTGCAGTCAGATCCTCACGAAGCTTTGCACCTTCAGGAGCAGCAATAGGGAAAGTAAACACCATAGTATCATTTGGCTTCATTACATCTGGTTCATGCTTTACACCCATATCAACAAGGAAAGATGTAATTGGATCTTTCATATCTCCACGAATTGTACGAGCATAGTATTGTGAATGCCAAGGATGCATACCAGAAGATGCATTAACTAACTGAGATACAGTTCCAGATGGCTTTACACATGTAATAGCTGCTGCTTGATTAATACCAATTTTTTCTGCCCATTCTTTGTTTACCTCAACAGAAAATTCTCTTAATTCATCTAGCCACGCTGATAAAAGATCAACACCCTTAGATCCATTAAGAACTGGATGAGAAAGTTGACCTGTAAGAGAAAGACCTAGTAATCTTTCTTCTTCAGAATTCTTTTGCCAAATTTTACGAAGATACTTAAATCTAGTAAATGTAGATTGAATTGTTCCTAGAATTGCAGCAAGTTCTACCTTTGCCTTAAGTTCTTCAAGAGTATCTGTATCCCTAACAATAACTTCTGTAAGGTTACAGAACTGATTTGGTCTTAAGATAATTTCTGAACATGGGTTAGTTCCAAAATCTACTGTATGATCTCTTCTGCCGTTTTTTGAGGCAACTCTCTGTGCTGCTTCACGACTAAAAATTCCACGCTCTCCAGACTTTGAATCATACAAGGCTTTCCATTCATCCATAAATACTTCCATTGTTGGACGAGTGTTATATACTGCTGAGTTGTTGGCTAGTGCTCTTTGACCGCTATATTCCCACCAGGAACCAGACTTAGCTGCTGCCATGTTTCGGTCTTCCAAGTCTGATAACGAGATCATCGCTGAACGGCGAACACCGCCAACAACAACAACTTCTGCAATCTTACACATTAAGTCGTGTGCTTCAAGTGGAGTTAATTTTCTACCTGCTGCACCCTTAATAAGAGAAACAGAAAACTTAAATAAACGATCTAATGGATCTGGACCTGATGCACGACCACCAAATGTTTTTAGACGAGCACCTGCAGGACGAACCTGAGACATATCCCAAGAAGGAACTTGACCTTGCCATAAAAGTGCAAGTAGTTCTTTTAATGAACGTGCCCAACCAGCCTTAGAATCTTCTACAACAATTGTTGTATCTGTATTTTCAAAATGCTCAGAAATTTCTGGTAGTTGATTTACATAACGGGATTCAACAGAGTATCCAACTCCAGTTCCACACATTAGGATGTACATGCCCTCATCAAATGATCTTAGGCTATCAACTGGCATATAAGCACAGTTGTAAATACATGTACTATCTCTGTCAAGGGCAGGTCCTGCTGTCATAAGACCACGCATAGATGGCATTACCTTAGTTTCTAAAATAGCATTACGAAGTTGTAACTTAATATCTTGAGATAGCTCAAAGTTGTTATGCTTTTTAATTGCATCTGTTACATAGTCCATGTAACGATCAACTGTTTCATCCCAGTTTTCTCTACGACTATCTTCTTCTCTCCATCGTGCATATCTTGTCTTATGGATTACTTGCTGGTATGCCGTTGGCAAAGAAACTATCATTTTAAATTCACTCCGTTTATTTTTTAAATTCCCAAATATGGGGTAAGTACTATTGTACATCAACTAGCGTTAGTGGTCAAGTGTGCTATTATTGTTTAATGTTAACAATACAAGAAGTACACAAATATATGAACTTAGCAAGTGATGGGTTTACAAAAAAAATTCTTTGTGGAAATGATTCAGATCACACTAGTTTACTTCCGTCACTTAATGAACAAGATGAAGTATATTTTTATTGTCTCGGATGTAGTTATAAAATAACACCTGGATATAAAATGGAAAGATATATAAAATTTGTTTTAGAAAGTTTTACTAAGAGCTAACATCAGATACTACAACAACTGGACCATAAAGAATAGTTGAAACAACTCCAGAGATAGTCATTTGAACATCATATTCATATTTTTTACCACCAGTTAGCTTTGCTGACTCTGTTGCAGGTAATGTTAAAAGAACTGTTCCACCTGCTGCATTTTCAATGTTATATGTGAATGATGCAACTGCAGTTGACTTTCCCTTTTCTTTAATTTGAGCAATAAAAGTATGGTTTGTAATATTGTAGTTAGATGCTCCTGCATCAAGATTTAATCTAAACGCAAAGGTATCTCCCTTATAAATTTTGAAGGGCTTATATCCTGGAAGCATTTTAGCCTACTACTACCACTGTATACTGAGCGGATGTTGGTACATTATTTGTGTTAATTGTAATAGTGTCAGCAGTTGCATGTAGAACTTCTACTTCTACCTGTGCATAAGGTGATCCTGATTCATAAACTTGCACAGTTACAGCTCTTGTATTTAGGTTATGTGTTACTGTAAAGGTCTGAAGGGTTCCATTTCCAATTGTAGTTGTGTACTTCTTTGCATATCCATCAGTTGTAAGTTTTGTTTCAAGGGCTGAAATGTCAACTGCAAGACCTGATGCAATAGAAAGATACGGATTAGATCCAGCGAGGATAACTGCAGCAGAAATTGTTCCTGCTGAACCTGAGTTATCTGTATATGTAAAATCAATAGTTCCAGAATCTGTAAAAGCAGTTGCTACTGTATCTTCAACATATTCTTGTAATCCTGTGATATCTCCAGTTGAGTGTGTGTGACCAGCCAAAGATAGGGCTGTTGCTGTTGCAGCACTTCCACTATCTCCAGGGGTTGCTACATACCAAGCATTTGCTGTTTCATTCCAGTAAAGGGAAGCGTTTGTGTAGTCACCACGCTCTACATCAATACCTGCATCTAGCGATGGCGTACCTGTAACATTTGAGTTAAGTAAGAACTTATTGTCTTCAACACTAATTGTTGATGTAGAGAATGAGTTAATTGCACCAACAACATCTAGGTCTCCACCAATCTTAAGATCACCAGTAATTTGAACATTATCTGGAAGACCGATTGTTACTGCTCCTGTATATGGACCAGATCCAGTTCCACTTACTGTAACTTCATTTGCTGTTCCTGCAACGCTTGTTACGCCATCGTTTGTAAATACAAGAGTTCCTGCATTTGCACCATCGTCTGTGTATGCTACAGAAATTCCTGAATGAGTAGATCCTGTAATTAATCCTGCTACTGCATCACGAGCTTGCTCGTCTGTGTATCCTGCTGATGCAGTGAAAGCAAGAGTATTTGATTCGTCATTGTAAGATACAGAAATATTTGTGTGTGTTGCACCTGTAATCATTGATGCTGCTGCATCTTGTGCTGCTTCGTTAAAGTCTGAAATCTTTGAGGCTGTTAGGCTTGGAATATCTCCTGCAACTAATGCTCTAAAAGATGGTGCTGCTGGGGATCCAGTAGTTGGACCTGCCCAAACATAGTTTGCTGTTTGATTTGCAAGGGTAAGTGTAAGTGTTCCAGAAGATGTTACTGGGTTATTAGAAACGGTAAAAATATTTGGTGCAGATAAATCTACACTTGTTACTGTTCCACTTGTTAATTCTGAAGTATATGCAAAGGTTCTAAATTCTGTACCATCATGCATCTTAAGTCTATCTGTACCCGTTGTGTTATGGATAAGACGACCTGCAAAGTTTCCAGATGTAGGATCAGTTGCGTAATCTTCTACTCTGAAGTTTGTGGCTTTATTGCCATTTAGGTTAAGATCAACAACAAATAATCTTTCTGCCATTTTACTTCACCACCCTTTTTTTAAAATTTTATGTTAGAAAAGCTTTGCCACTAGCAGCACTATTCATAATAATTGTAGCAGTATTTACATTATTATATTGAACATATGTTTCTAGCATTCTGTTAGAATTATCTAAAACTGTGACATTTGGAAAAAACCCTAAATTATGGTTTATAACCCAAGAAGAGGAAATTGATGCCTGTGTATGAACATATTTTACATGGTTTACTGGATCAGATTGCTCAATGTCTTCAAATTGAAGGTCTAACAAAACATGCCCTGTCATTCCGTTTACAGACTGTACTGGAGATGTGGTGTCAACTAAAGATAGCTCAATAACAAGATTTTCTTGATTGTCCTCAATAGCAATATTTGATATTAGGCTTTGATCTTGAATTGTAACTACATCAACTTCTGGGATTGTGTTAACAGCAATGGAGTCAATGTTTTCAACGGGTTCAACTGTAATAGTTGTAATGTCATTTAAAACTTGTACTGTAATTGAATCTGGGGCTGGCATATTCTGATTATACCATTAAACGGGCTTCAACAGAATCAAAATGTTCTTTAATTACACGCTTCCAGTCATACTTTAGATGTAAACCTTGTGCTAGTTCAAATTGATTTTTTTGAATAAAGTCTAGATTTGAAACTGTGTGTTGAATAAGTCTAATAAAATCTTCATGGTCTGGCTTAAATTGTTTTCCAGGATGGTAGTGTTGCCAAGGACTTTCTTCTAGTGTTGATGATATCAATAGTCCTTGAGAAAATTCTGTGTAATCAGCCCAACCCTCTGTTATGATCGAAGGTGTTCCAGTAGCCATAGCTTGTAGTGGGATAAGCCCAAATCCTTCACCCCAAGACGGGTATAGCAAGACATCATGCTCTACCATTAACGAAGCTACTTCTGAATAAGGTACGGTCTTGTCAATAATCTTAATGTTTGGCTCATTGATTTCTAAGTTGTTATATTTTTCATAAATCTTAATTGTTAATTCGTGATCCTTAGAACCTGCATAAAGCTCTAGAAATGAATCAATTACATGTGGGATATCTTTTCTAAGAGCAGGATGCCCCATACTTAAAAACTTTACTTTATCTGTACGTTCTTTTTTCTGAGGAGAAAATGTTGAATCAACTCCATGACCAAATACATAAATTTCTTTATCTGTGTATTTTTCTACAACACTTTTTACAAACTTATTTGGTACCCAGAGCTCGTCACATTTTTCATTGATAATGTCTGCCCAGCCATCTTGAAGTTCTGTAGATTCCCAAGCCATATAGCCAACTTTACGGGATCTAGGATTATCTGAGAATTTGAAAAATTTTGGCAGGTTAAAACAGAACTCTACATCTGCGTCTCTTTCTATTAGTAACTTATGACCAGTATCAAGAATGTTACGCATGATCTTGGAAGTTACATACCCATAACCAGTATGAACTGAACTTGCAGCATTTGTAATGCTAAATCTCATTAATCTTTTCTTTGTTCTAGTGCGTCTAAACGCTTTTCAATTCTACCAACGGCATCTTTAATTGATGTGCCATGATTTGGTCTCATTTCAAAAGATATGCAAGCAATTTCTTCTTCCATAAATCTTAATCTTTCCTGTAGTCCAGGACGACCATCAAATCCTGGTCTTTCTTCTTCGCCAAAGTAATCATCAAGGAAGTGTATAAATCTTTTAATCAGAATACTGATTTTATGAATTCCGTATCCAATTGCTGTAATAGCAGTTACTACTGCAGCCAGCATCATTAGAAAATTATTGGATTCCATATTTAGTTATACACCCCCAAGAAAGCTACTTTGAAGTAGTCTTCTTTGCTGTAGATTTCTTTGCAGGTGCCTTAGCTGGTGCTTTCTTAGCAACTGCCTTAACTGCTTTAGTTACTTCTGCAGCAACTTCGTCAGGGGTTGAATTACCAGAAATCTTACCAAATGCAATGTCATTCTTATTGAAGTAACGAATTGCTACTGGTGCAATAGCTGCTACAAGAGCGTTTAGATACAAGTATGGATCTGTAACTCCTGCTAGATAAAGTGCAATTGCAGCACCAACGAATGAACGTCCATAGGACTGAAGCATTGCTAGATTTTCTTTTGATAAAGTCATTGACTCTTCCTTTTCTTTTTGTTAATATATGTCATATATATGTT